AGCAAGTTGAAAACCCGCGCGGATCTACAATTATTATTGATGGGCAGCCCTTTGTATTTGCTCCATTGTCACTTGGTGCGGTTGAAAAGTTATTGCCAGCTCTTCAAGCATTTAAGCCCGATGATGTTGGCACTGTGATTGATGTTGCGTTTAAGTCACTTAAGCGAAATTACCCGGATATCACACGTGATGATGTTGCTGATATGATTTATATGGATCAGCTAACAGAAGTCATGGAAGCTGTAATGTCTGTGTCAGGTCTTAAAGGAAATGATGACAACGCTGCAGGTGGTTCGGGGGAATAGATTGGGAGGAGCTTTACACGCATTTAGTGCTAACTATGGGTAAAGATTACGAGTATGTACGTGAAGAAATGGATCTACCTAGATTAAGAGCATTAAGTGCGTATCAGCAAAGTAACCCTCCCGCCCATATAGGAATACAACGTCTTTGTCGTATTTTAGAAGCTTTCATGGGTATCGAAGAAACTCCGCAAGCTATCACCGTTTCAGATGATGAAGAGGATGATATGCTAGAAGTGTTAGAAAGTTTCCCGCAGGGTGGTTAAAGCCGCCCTGATTTTTTTCAATGTGACAAAAAGTAATCGGTTTGTTAAATTAGGTTCACTTTATAACAATCGGTGAAATCATGAAAAAGATATTATTTGCTTTGGTGGTGGGATCTAGTTTAGTAGGTTGTGCAACGACATATAAAGCGCCTGTCACATTAAATCAAAGTGCAAGCGAGCAAGTGAGCGCTACGAAGGATCAAATTTTTAAAGCAGCTCAACGTGCGTTAGCAATTAATGGTGAACAGATTATGAGCGCTAATGCTGATGCTGGAGTAATCTCTACTGCAGCTCGTGATTATCGCCTTACACCAGATTTAGCTGATTGCGGAACAACAATGGGCATTGATTATTTAAAAGATAATCGAACCAGTACTAAGGTTGCTTATAATATTTTAATTGCTGATAATTCTTTAGATGTTCGCACAACATTGCAAGGTGATTATAAAGTTGGTGATGTAACTCAAAATATCACTTTAACTTGTGTTTCACGTGGTGTTTTGGAACAGAAAATGATTCAAAAAATTAAAGCTGAAATTAAATAGGCAGTATTTAAATGGTTCCAACTAAATTTTGTTATGCATGCGGTCAGCAAATTGATGCACGTGCTGAAATTTGCCCAAAATGTGGTGTAAGACAACAAGACGCAAAAGTAAATGGAAAGAAAAGCAAAATTGCTGCTGGGATTTTTGCTCTATTTCTTGGGGGTATAGGAGTTCATAAGTTTTACTTGGGCAAAGTCGGTATGGGGATACTTTATTTGATTTTTTGCTGGACGTTATTGCCTGCAATAATTGCATTTTTTGAGGGCATAATTTATCTATGCACCTCTGATGAAGATTTTGCCAAAAAATATGGCTGATTAACTTGCCATAAATAACCTTAAAAAGCCTTGCTATTGCAAGGTTTTTTTATTTTAGCTCAGCCCCTTTCAAGGGGCTTTTTTAATGCCAGTGAGGAAGTTATGGCAAACAATAACCGTGTTGAAGTCCATGTCGGTGCCAAGACCTCTGAACTAAAAGAGGGGATGAAAGATGCAGAAAAAATAGTTTCAGATTCTTCAAGGAAAATTGAAAATTCCAGTCAAGGCATTGATCTTAAAATCGACTTGTCAGGTATACGTTCAGAATTTAATAATTTTGCAAACAACATCTCAGATAAGTTTAAGAGTGTAGGCA